TTGCAACCGACATTTGTTATCCTACTATCGCTTTTAATGGTGATCTAATTCAATTTGTTGGTTCCAATCCATCTGGACAAAATCTTACTGTCTACATCAACAGCATTGTTAATTCATTGTTGTATCGTTGTGGATTTTATTGGTATTATCCGGATGCTAAAGAATTCCGTGGAGCATGTGCTCTTGGCACTTATGGTGATGATGCTGAGAGCTCTGTCAGACGTGGTTATGATTTGTTTAATCACATTTCATTTGCTCAGTTTTTGGAGGACCGAGATATGAAATTTACTATGCCTGATAAAACTTCCAAACCTATTCCTTATATGAATGCTAAGGATGCTGACTTCCTCAAGAGGAAAGACACATTTATCCCTGAATTGGGAATTAACGTCGGTGCTCTTGATGAGAAATCTATTTGGAAGAGTTTGCATTCAAACCTTCAATCAAATGCTCTTACACGTCAGCAACTATCTGCTACTTGCATCGATGGTGCTTTGCTTGATTGGTTTTTCCATGGAAGAGAAACCTTTGAATTGAGGCAACAATAAATGCGTGAGGTTGCTAAGCAATGTGATATTGATGAGCTTTGTAAGATGCTCGACGTCACATTTGATGAACAGGTTCAGGCTTGGCATGCACGTTATGGTGATGGAGACACCTAAACAATCCCACCGAGTGTTTGATCGATATTCGTTAAAGGAAATAGATCTGTGTGTATATGGATACCAATGTATTTGTAACTTTAGTTGTATTTTGTACTTGTAGATTAGGCTTTGCACATATAGACATTCCCCTCGTGGAATACTCCTATTTAGGAGAGTGGTTCGTCACCATAATGTAAATATAACCCTCCGACTGAATGATCCTCAAGTCGTGTTTGTAAATAATGGATTTCTAATGAATGTGAAAATAAACAACGAGTCTGATGAGACTCAACAACAGGTAGTGAGTTTTTTTTGATCAAAATGAGCAATGGCTTTATTCTGTAGATAATAGATTGGATAGTGCTCATCGTACAGTGGATACTGACGATGCAACGTTGAGCAACTTTTTCTCACGACCCATTAAGATCGCATCAATTAATTGGACTGTTGGTTCTACTTTTGGTACAACCATTAATCCATGGCAATTGTATTTTGAAAATTTACGTGTTATTAACCGTTTGACGAATTATAATGTGTTGCGTTCCAAATTGTGTGTTCGCATTATGATTAACGGTAACGGTTTTCATTATGGGCGTGCGCTGGCTTCTTATCGGCCTTTGCATAATGATGATGAAATGATAGCATGGAGATATGGACTTGTTCCACAAGATACAATTGCTGCAAGTCAGCGCATGCATGTCTGGATTGATCCTACCAAATCTCAAGGTGGCACTCTGTGTTTGCCTTATGTATATTATAAAAATGGTATGAGTATTCCTGAGCAGGATTGGAGAGACATGGGTGAACTAGATATTGCTTCTGTAACCACATTAGAACATGCTAATGGTGGAACGGATAGTGTTACAATCTCTGTCTTTGCTTGGGCAGAGGATGTTGCATTGTCCATTCCTACTGTTTCTGAACCGGGCGCTTTGGCTCCCCAATCAGATGAGTCTGATGCTGCTGCTACAGGTCCCATTTCAGGACCTGCACATGTAATATCTAGTATTGCTGCTAAACTTGCAGTAGTTCCACAAATACGTCCAATGGCATTAGCTACACAAATGGCAGCT